GCCTACAGGCAAGATGTTATCGAAAAACTAGACAGATCAGATTTGGAGTTCTAACTATGCCCGGACATTACGGAAAAACTATGCCAAAAGGCAAGAAGAAAATGACAGCAGCAGAAAAGAAAAAGATGCTTGCTAAACTTAAGAAGAAAAAGTAATGGTCAAGAAGAAAGGAAAGAAGAAACCTACCTCTGACCCACGTTCTCCACTTGATGAGTTCAAGCCAGAGAAGAAAGAGTATATTAGACAGCTCCCAATACCGGGGCTGATCTATCCTCTAGCAAAAAACAACAAGAAGAAGCAAGACTTCTTAGGAAAAGATAACAACAACGTAGTATAACAATGACACACCACAACCACGACAATCAAAAATGGCATCCAGCAGAGGAGCTTAACGGAAGACTAGCTATGATAGGCATAGTTGCAGCTTTACTCAACTACGCTTGGACAGGGCAAATCATACCCGGAATCTGGTAATGCCAAAAGGTAAAGGTGGCTATAGCCCCGGCCAAAAAAAGATCGCACGTGTTGCACCACCTCGCAACAAGATCACAGGGGCAGACTTCGCAGCACTAAGAAAAAATGGCAAGAAAAAAGGGAGTAAGCCTGTCTCTCGGAAGAGGTGAGAAGAGCCGCAAAGGCGGTCTAACAGCTAAGGGAAGAGCCAAGTACAATCGTGCCACTGGCTCTAATCTCAAAGCCCCTCAGCCCGGAGGAGGAGCTCGTAAAAGGTCTTTCTGTGCTCGCATGTCTGGCATGAAAGGCCCACTCAAAAAACCAAATGGTAAGCCTACACGAAAGGCTCTCGCACTACGACGTTGGAAGTGCTAATGAAAAAAACAAAAAAGATAAGACCATTCGACGAGCAAGACACAAGACTTGCTATGGGGCAAGATGCTGGTAACTTCTATAGACAGAAGGCTAAGTATGATGCCAAGAAAGATATGTCGAAAGAAAAGTATGACCCAACAGAGGGTAAAAAACGAGGTAAAAAATTACTTGATGATTTATTAAAAGGAGTATGACAGAGTATAAAATAAACAGTCTTTTTCCATCCACTGTTATGGAGACAAAGTATACTGGCTGGAGAGAAGAGGATACAGCCTTAGCTATGAAGCTGCTGGACAACCCGAATCCCGGAGTATACAACTGGAACAGTAAAGATCGTTATATTTTGAATAGTCATTTTCCCGATCTTAGAAAATTTATAGAAGATGCTATACGGGTATATGCTGAACATATAATTGTTGGTGCTAAGTTCGACAAGAGTGAATATGATTTTAGAATTACACAATCTTGGTTAAACTTATGTAAAGGATCAGCGATGGGACATCATCGACATACGCATGCAAACAGTATTATATCTGGAGTATTTTATATACAAGTAAATGAAGGAGTTGACGTTATACAATTTGACGATGGTAAATCAACAGATACCATTGTGATTTTACCAAAAAAGTTTAACGACTTTAACGCCAATGCGTGGACAAAAAAAGTTTATAACGGACAGCTTCTTCTATTCCATTCATCTATGGGGCACTTCGTCCCACCACTACAAAGCACTAACGATAGAATCTCACTATCTTTTAATTGTTTTCCTTATGGAAACATTGGTGACGACTCAGCGTTCTGTGGATTAACAGTAAAATAACATGGCAATCACATACAACGAAGACGGTTCTATAAAGAAACGCAAAGGCGATAAGAAAGCTATCGCTATGGGTGAGAAGTTTTTCGGTGTACCTAAAGACGTTAGGGACGCTAACAAAAGACTATCTGGCCCCGGCCCACACGACATCAATGACTCACAGAAAGTCATAGATTACTACAAAAAGAAAAGAAATCAAAAGGGTAAAGCATAATGCCTTTTCACAAAAAGAAAACAAAAAATATTGACGCTTTCAATTCAAAAACATCTAAGAACGGATTTGTAAATGATGCTGCTGAAGCACCTTTAAATCTTATCAAGTTTCTACAGGGTAACAAGAAGAGGAAAGACGCATTACAAAAAGCTAAAGACGAAGCTGGAGGCTACTAATGGCACACAAGAAAGGATCAAAGTGTGGCTGCAAACATGGAGGTAAGAAGAAGTAATGGGTAAGTTATGTCCACGTGGTAAAGCAGCTGCCAAAAGAAAATTCAAAGTATACCCTTCTGCATACGCTAACGCCTATGGTGTTAAGGTATGTAAAGGTCAAGTCAAAGCTGGTGGTAAGAAGAAGACTGCACCCGGCTATAGCAAAGCAAAAAGAAGATGAGCTTACGTAGATGGTTCCAAGAGAAATGGGTTGACACCAAAACTGGTAAGCCCTGTGGCAGACAGAAAGGTGAGAAGCGTAAAGGCTACCCAGCTTGCAGACCATCTAGACGTGTGTCATCCAAAACACCTAAGACTACAGGTGAGATGTCTAAAAGCGAGAAGGCCAAGTTCAACAGAACCAAGACAAGTAGTCGAAGGATTAATTATAATCACAAGAGACGCAACAAACTTAAAATTAAAAAGTAACATTGTCATATCAAATACACAAACTATTCCCCACCTATTTACACTGCATAGATAATATACCTATTTCAGATGAGCTCTTAAAGTACTGCCTTACTAGACCTGATCTTGACGTGGGTAAAACCAGATCTAATAGAGGCGGAAAACAATCTTTGGACACCAACGAAGATTCGATTATTAAAGATCTGATACAAAAAATTATAGATGAAAGCATACAGAAAGTATGTCAGTATGAACTTGGAATACAAGGTTATTGGATAAATGTTAATAGTCGTGATAGCTACAATGTCTATCATTGTCATCCCGGAGCAGCACTAGCTGGTGTAGTTTACTTACAGGCATCAGAGGACTCTGGTGATCTAGTATTCTATCATCCAAATGCCTACTCAATGTTTGAAGAGTCACAGGCATATGCACATGATGAGGATTTAGCACAGCATATGCAGATGAAAGTGTCACCACAGACAGGCTTATGTTGTATCTTTCCGGCACATCTGATGCACGGAGTAGAACCAAACAGAACTCAGGACGATAGGGTTTCTGTTTCATTTAATTTAATCGTCCGTTCATCCCAGTAGGGACGCATGACACCCAAGCATGGAACGGGGCTTGGTATATGGAGAGTACAATGACTGTAACCTACGTATATCGTGGCATCAAGTACACAAGAGTAATCGGTTAAGGCCGTACAGGGAGGTTCAAGTCCTCCCATCTCTATTGGCGAGAGCCCAGTACGCTGGATACCTTGAGCCGTCTAGACGGTGGGATAGACCACAAAAAATGGCCAAAAAAATTTCAGATCTGAGAAACGTAAACCAATATCATTCTTAGAAATGGCACAACAACAGTCAGGATCTAGCCAACTAGCTCCTTTAACCGTACCGGGTGCTAATAATGGTGCAGCTTCTACAACTGAACAAAGGAGAGCCCTTTATTTAAAGTTGTTCTCAGGTGAGATGTTCAAAGGCTTCCAGAGAAACACTATAGCCCGTGACCTTGTAATGAAAAGAACACTTACTTCTGGTAAGTCACTTCAGTTCATCTACACAGGTAGAACATCCGCCGAGTATCATACTCCCGGAAACAGCATACTAGGTAACTCCGATGGAGCACCTCCAGTAGCTGAGAAAACAATTACAGTTGATGACCTACTCATCAGTTCTGCATTTGTTTATGAGCTAGATGAAACACTAGCACACTATGACTTGAGAGGAGAGATCTCAAGAAAGATCGGTTATGCTCTTGCAGAAAAGTATGACAGAAAGATCTTCAGAGCGATTACAAAATCAGCTCGTAAAGCACACCCAATCACAAAGACTAACTTTGTTGAGCCCGGTGGAACACAGATTCGTGTAGGTACATCTACAAACGCATCTGATGCTTACAACGCTTCTAACCTAATCAATGCTTTCTATGATGCAGCTGCTGCACTAGATGAGAAAGGCATTTCTGGTGACGGAAGAGTTGCTGTCTTGAACCCAAGACAATACTACGAATTGATACAGGGCGTTGAGTCAAACGGACTTATCAATCGTAACGAGAGAGGAGACGCTTTACAGTCTGGACAAGGCATCATTGAAATAGCTGGTATCACCATCTACAAGTCAATGAACATTCCTTTCTTTGGCAACTTCGGTACTAAGTATGGTACTGGATCTGCTACAAACCCCGGTGTAACAGACCCCGGAAACTCAGGCGACTTCGTAGAAGAAGCAATGGGTGACGACCACAACGTAACCGTAAACGACTACGGTCAGCAGGCTAAGTTCAACAACTCTTGTGGACTTATCTTCCAGAAGGAAGCTGCTGCTGTTGTAGAAGCAATCGGCCCTCAAGTACAGGTAACATCTGGAGACATTTCAGTTGTATACCAAGGCGACGTAATCTTAGGTCGTCTAGCTATGGGTGCAGACTTCTTAAACCCAGCTGCTGCTGTTGAATTATTCGCAGGCACAGCAACAAAGCCAACAGCGTTTGGTTAATTTATACTTTATACGGGAGCTTCGGCTCCCCTTTTTTTATATGGCTTCCACAACTATTGATCTCGATACCGAACTATCCGCAGT